CCTCTATAATAGACACAAGCTCTTTTCTTGAAACAACGTCATGAAAACTACTTGGATCTTCTCTAAGTTGTTGCTTGACTTCTACCGGAACTATTTCATCACTTGCTTTCAACAATCTTTCAGCTAATTTATTTCTAACCTTCTTTTGCTTAGTAGCGCCAAGAGTAACAATATCTAAGAGTTTCTCAGCTTTAGTCAGCTCTACTTCTTTAGGTCCAACCTCAGCAGGAGCCGGTTTAACACCTTCTAAGGGGATTCGTTCTTTTACTTTAACGCCATCCTTCAGTCCTTTTATTTCTAAACCTATTGGATCACCACCACCTTTAGGCGTTACTAATTCAAAGAAGTCTTTAGGTTTTTGTATCGCTATTCCAAGATTCTCAGCTGCCTTTGTAGCCTCCAGTACGTAAGTATCAAATCCTTCGATACCCTTTCCGGTAGAAGGAGTTTGCGAAGGTAATTTTATAAGGTCAACAGGAGTCTTAGCAAAACCCACAAGCCTTTGTTCACCTACGGAAATGCCTGGCTGTATAGGTTTTAACGCAGTAGTAAAGCTGGGCTTGAAAAGTTTCTGCTCTCCTCCAGCTATATCTAAAGCTCGTTGCTGGTAACTATTAACAACACTTTCAGAAGCGGTAGTCACGTCTATTGTTTCATCTAAAAACGCTTTTATTTCTGGAACAGGATCATCTGCTTTTTTAAAAAGATTCCTTACCCATTTAATAAAATTTCTCTTTTCTTCAATAGTAGCCCCTTCTTTTAACGCGATATTTAATTCTCTTACGCCCTCTGCTGCATCGTCTAATGCAACCCTTCCAGCTTTTACTTCTTGAGGCGTAGCCTTGAAAGCTCCATCTGATAAAATACTCTGCACACCTCTTTTAGTACCTTCAGGAGAAACTTTTACTCCCTTAACTCTAAGAAATTTTTTCGCAGTCTTGCCGGCAAATCCCAAGACCTTACCAATTAAAGGTAATACTATAGGAGCAGCCGTACTTAAGGCTGCTATAAACGCTACATCTTTGTTTATCTCTCCTTCTTGACCTGCCGCAATAGTACCTCCTGCTATTCCTTCGGTTGCTCCTACTCTTAACATTCTGAGCAATTTTTGGACAGTAGCAGGGATTTTTCCAGCTTTCTGTGCTTGATTTACCGCAGCTCCTAACTGAGATAGAGGTAAAAAGAATTGAGTAATATTTCCCATCAACATACCGGTGGCCTGATCTTCATTAGTAGGTTCAGTAATTTTCTTTAAAATTTCCGGTCTTTCTACCGTAGGCACTTGCCCCCCAAGAGCTTCTATAACAGGAGCGGTTACTTTAGCTAATCCTCTCTGTCCTATTTCGCTTAAACCCGCAAGAGTAGCGGGAAAAGATTTAGCAAAGCCTACTCTTAAATCCCTTCTCCTAGTTTCGGAACCAGGCGGTTCTTTTACTGCTTCAGGAGCTTTTTCAACAAATGCTTTTAAAGGATCAACTACTCTACGTTGAGCTTGTTTTTTAAAGGTACTCACCACGGGAGCAGTTCCTCTTTGCAATATCTCCCTTTCTTTCTGAGCCTGCTTAGATCTTTCGGCTAAACTAGTTATACTTGAAATAATCTTAGGCTTTTTGGGAAGTGGTTCAGGCACTCTTGTAGGTTGAATAGAGATTTTAGGCGCCTCCCTAACAGGAGCGGCCTTGACCGGCGCTTTAGGGGTTCTTACTGCGGTAGGTCGTACAGCCAGCTGCTTCTTTTGTTCGTCTTTTTTCTTCTGCACTTCGGCACGGGTAGTACCAAGCTGAGAAAGTAAGCCATCTATTAATGCCATATATTATATTATTATATTTGACCTGTCTGTTCAGCTATCAAACCTATAGGAGGGAAAAGAGTCGGGTCACTTTTAGACGAACTTATAATATCATCCTCTAGCGAAGTCGTTGCAGTTTCCTCACCGCCACCACCTCCTCCACCACCACCGGCGCCACCTCCTCCACCAATAGCGCTAATACCTCCAGTAATGAAGTCTCTAACCTGTGGATTATTACCAACAGCCCTAATCAGATCTAACTGTATTTCTGCCAATGTTTTACCGGCAGCAAAATCAGCCATAGCCTTATCCATCACCTCTTGGAAATTACCTGTAGGAACAACTCCAGCTTCTATAATAAAGTTCTGCATATCACTCAATAATGTTTGCAATCCTTCTTCTTTAACGGCTTTATCCTCTCTAGTTTCTCCTCTTATCTGTGCTTGCTCAGCTCTTATTTCAGCATTTATATCTCTACCTTCAGCTCTAAACTCGGAAGCTATCTGTCTATTCTCAGCAGTCTCGGTAACAGTTTCTTGTAGATTAAATTCAAGCGCTCTTCTGGCTAAATCAATCTCTTGCTCATCCAACTGTCCCGACTGTTCAAACCCAAATATCAAAGCGTCTATATTATCTTGACCGGACTGCACCATGGTATCAAATTCTTTATCAGATAATCCAAGCTGAATATCAAGACCGGCCCTTAGCCTTGTGTGAGATCTCACTAATTTATCCATTTGATCTACTAAGGCTCCTCTCTCTTTAGCTTCAACCCTTCTAAATTGAGCCTGAGTTAATCCAACATCTTTGGTCCGACTTACTATATCTCCTCGAAGATCAGTTAATAATCCTTCTGTGTCAAGTATCTGCTCTTCTACAGCTTGTATCGAAGGAGCAAAAAATCTACTAATACGACTATCTTCACCAAATAATTGATCAAATGCTGAAGTCCTTAAGTCTCCCATTCCTCGTATAGCTTCTGTAATCTCACTCACATCTCCTTCTCGGCCTGCAAATATGTCTTGTATCTTTTGTTCAGCCGTAGCAAAAGGATCAGCTGCTTCTCCAGGAGCCGCTACGTCCGCACCTCTTATTCCACCTACATCTGTAACACCAGGAATTCCAGCTTCTGCTTCTGCCGTAGCTGCCACTCCACCCGCTGTTGGAGTGGTAGGCAAGCCTCCCGCGCCTGCTGCTAATTCTGTGATCCTGCTACGAGCTGCTTCCTCAGACTCAGGAGTCACCTGTAATGGTGGCGCGGGCGCCCTGTCAGGTTCACCAGGAGGTCTCGCAGCTCTGGGAGCTGTGGGTTTAGGAATAGACGTGACAGTGACTCCAGGCGCTATACCTGGATCATCTGCACTTGTTTGAACAGTGCTACCTTGAGCGGCTCTATTTCTAAATTGTTGTATTCTATCTTGAACTGCCATATTTATTTTAAGTTAAATTTTATTAACTGAGTCCGGTAGGGTAATTATTAGGATTAACAGGTAGTAGATCTCTTGGTAATGTATGTACATAAGGAGAATCATACATCTCTTCTATATCTTTTCTTAACGATTTCAAAGCACGTTTCGCCCTGTCTTCATAATAACTTGCTTTACCTCCGGCTATACTCATGTCCTCTCTCTTCTCCCACAATCTTTGGAGCGTGAATCTGGCTACTATCTCCGTTGCGTCTTCAGGTATTGGTGGAACTGTTCCTAATTTGTAGTTCCCTCCAGAAATAGTAGTCCCCTCGTAATTCCTATCTATAGTAATAGAGGTCGCAGTCGCGAATGACGTGATCTTATACCAGAACCCATCAGTGTCGAATCGTATATATCTACCTACGTCAGTGGCGGCAAACGCTGTTCCAACCCCAGTCACAACGGCTGCACCATTGACAATAGAAACAGTTCCAGCAATTTTGTCAGTAAAGTCATTAGAGCTTACATCTCTAAAATAACTATAATATTTAACTTTAATACTATTACCAGCAGAAGAAAGAATCGGATAAAAACTAATCTTATATCCACTACTGGTCCCTATCGGTCTAATGAAAAAGAAACTAGGATAATCAGAAGCAGCCGTACTTCCATCACCGGTCACTAGATCATCCCACTGATCTCTACTCGCAATAGGCTGTATAGGATAATCAACACTCCCTACAGTGATTATACAGCTTATAGCCTGTCTATAATTCATAGGAAGCTCGTACGTGCCTGTAGAAGCGATTGTCGTTAATGTAGTAGTATTTATCTCATAATTAATTTTAAGCTGTCTCTTGACATCTTTTATAAGAATATTTATATAGCTCTGTATAGCTGTTTGAGTTTTCGCACTAGAATCATTAGACGTATCTTGTACGTATTTCTGTATTTCTGCTACTGTTCTCATATATATTAATTATGTTATTAAGCAAACTCAGGTAAAACACCTATAATTTCCAGATCATTATTATATGTATCAGTCCCCGCTGCTCCATTTCTAGTAATCTCGAATCCTATTATGTCATGATATTGCGTATTTAGCAAGTTATTCCATGCAATTCTAGGGATTTCAATAGTCTGGATAGCGTCAGCGGTCCCTACGGTAGCGTAAGAAGCTTCAGCTAAAGTGTCAGTTATCGTAGCTACTCCAATCCTAGCTCTACGCGTAGCAAAGGCTAGTCTTATATTTAAACTTGAAGCGCTTCTATCTATATAAATTAATTTTAATCCTATTAAAGAAGTTCTCCACGTAGGTATCCATATATTAAAAGTACTCACGGCAGAAGCTCCGTCAGCAAAAACTACAGCTCCAAGTTCCAAGACTTGAGCCAAGGATACATTTGCGTCAGTTACATCAAATTCTGAAGCAGGAATATATCTATGTTGATATAGTTTTTCTATGTTTCTAGCTCGAATCTTGTTTCCGTCAGTCCCACCACCTCCATGTCTGTGATTAAGGCTTAACGCATTTCTTTCAATTGGATCCGCTCCTCCTAGTTGTGCTTTTTCTTCTGCCATAATTAGTAAATATGTATTCTGGTTAAGCCTATGGTTTCTTCAGCTCCAGCTCCACTGGCTGTTAAATCAAAACGCATCTGCATTTTAAATGCTTTTTCATATACTCCGTAAAGAATCTCGTTCATATTATCATTTGCTGCCGGATCATTATCTATAATCCCCAACGTAGTCCAGTTACTAGTATCATCAAGATAATCAATATCTGAATCTAGTCTGTATTTAACCGTCACTTTATTGATAGCATCGTCTACATTCATGGCTTCTGCAAATTCTAACTTGACACCTTTGACTAATCGCGGATCTTCTCTATGACTAATCTCAAATGGTGAAGTTACAGCATAGGCACTGTTGGCATAACCCTCATCTATAGTGACTTGATCTACATTGTAGGTGCTGTTTTCAGCATCATAATAAGAGAATAAAATCTTAGTAGCAGGATCTAAAGGTTTCCAAAAAGAATCAGTTCCAAAGTCAGAAGGGAATACGAATAATCCTCCCATCTTCAATAAGTCACTCTGTCCATACTCACCGGTTCTAGGTTCGTAAGCGTGAGAAACTGCAAGAGGAAATTCTACACTATTTCTCCCAAACTCCCATACTCCCCCCTTAGTCTTCACAGAGCCAGCTGAATCCTGTGGCGGCTCTAAAGCAAACAAAACATTTTCCCTATATAAAACAGAAGTGCTTACAGTGGAGGGAAGATTATCAGAAGTATTATGAACTCCTGGAATTCTTTTCTGTATTTCAAAATCAGATCCATTATAAGCAAAAATACGTCCTTTACTTACTCCTATTAATCTGTTGTTATAATTAGTCAGTCCGTACAATGGTCCGTCGGTTGTTACTATGGCTGAAGGGAACTCAGAAACTCCGTCCCAAAAGGCTACAAACCCCTCATTCCCTGTCACGTTAGCCAAAACTCTATGCTTCTTGGCTATAGATATAACTATGAAATCATTCCACACAGTCATATCCACAACCATGCTATCAGCAGATAATGTCAAAGCCGTAGCATCATAATTGACTTCATCAGCTTCCAATTTAGAAATATATCTATTCACTCCTATATACAAACTGGAAGCGAATACGACCATTGGGTTTTGCCCTGTAGTAAGAAATGGCAATCCTTTATAAGCGTCAGTCCAATTTCCTCCTACCGTTGGATCTCCATTCAATCTCCCTAAGCTTGCTCCATTTACATAATACATAGACGTAGCGAAAGATTTTATAGTATCACCTAAAATCGCTCCAGCTGTGTGATCTCTTTTCCATGTATCATCGGCTGGGTCTAATCTGTATATACCAGTATTTGAACCTACACCATGTAAATTGATCTGCCCAATAGCATTATCATAAACATATAGTTCAAAATCTTTTATATACTCACTATTCGTAGTAAGAACAGTATCCACCCCTCCTTGCTCTGTTTTATAAGCCGCCCTTAAAACTCCAGGATTTCTATGTATATCAGAACCATACATCATCTGAAATCCCCGATTTTTAGTAATATCAGACTGAGTCCCTTGCGAAAAATCATCAATTGTCACTATTGGAGTTGGCATATTAATCGCTATATAAATAAATATATCTAGTGGCTCCAGCGAGACCACTCTTAACCCTTACTCTCTGAGTCTGTGTACTCCCTCCGGCGGTAGAATCCTCAATGTCTCCTATAAAGGAGAAAGCGTGTCTTGGAACATTGGCAGCACTTACGTCAATCACGATTGCGCTAATTTCCAACGTAGATCCTGCGTAGTCAATATCAATATGAACTGCATTACCATAACTGTTTTGATCTATCGTAAACGCACCACTTGAGGCAGCTGTTGGTCCGTCTTGCTGAAGAGATAAACATGGTTTAACAGCACTCGCGTGATCATTCTCTATAAAGACAAGAGGTGAATTAGTTTGAGCTACTCCAGAGTGAACATATAAAGCGTACTTACCAGCAGCAAGATCTGTATTTTGCGCTATGTTTACATTATGTCCTGTACCTGTATTTTGGAACACAGCATTTGCGGCTACACTTGAAGAGTTCAATTGTTCTACTAATAATAAAGCAGACGTAGCTTGAGTTTGATTACCAGATGTCAGTATATGTATTCCAAATTTAGCAGACGCGAGTACTCCCTGCGTAAGTTCTAATCCTGTTCCTGATCCATCATTCTTCAAATTTAATAAATCTGCCGTAGAAGAAGCATTATCTAATTCAAAACGTACCAATGGACCATTAACCTGTGCGATAGCAGAATAAAAATGACTACCATAAGCACCTGCCTCGATAACTCCACCCTGCTTAACAAGAAGAGTAGTCCCAATACCAGCGTTTTCAATCGAACAAACCTTGGTTCTACTAAGCGCGTTAGTCATATTAAAGAACACAAGAGCGTTTCCAGGGCTACTTTGATTAGTTGTTGAAATTACTTCAAGAGCACCTGCAGGATTAACTAAATCTCCAGTTTGTGTAATTTTTAACGCTGAATCAGTACCAGCATTAGTAATCGTCATTGTCTGAGGATTGTTTGTAACATCATTATTAATTATTTCCAAAGCAACATTATTACTCGTGTCTGGAATAGTTATTGTTACCGCCCCAGAATCAGCCGTAATAGCTCTACCGGCTCCAACTCCACCTTGATCATAAGCTTGGTCTAAAGTGTTACCGCCACCAGGTACAGCTTGAAAAGTAGGTTCAGTTCCAACACCATTAGAAGTTAAAACTTGACCAGATGTGCCTACAGGAACGGTGGTGGGGGCGCCAGCAGCGTCCCATGTGATAAGTTCACCATCAGTCCCATTTGCTAACATAGGTACCGTCACGGCCCCTGCCGCAATTGTGGTGGCGATACTGACTGTTCCCGAACCTGTAACATTTCCTGTTAAAGTAATTGTCTGATTAACTAAAGCAGCGTTAATAGCGTTTAAAAGAGAAACTTCTCCAAAATTAGTTTCAAATGTATTCCATTCAGCAGAAGTATCTGAAAGAATTAATTCAGTTGCATAAGTAGAACCACTTTTATTGCCATCACTAAATACTAAATCAGTTAAAGCTAACAAATGTACATCTCCCGCAGTAGTGTTTTGCAATATAATATCTGCACTAATAGCTGTAATCTTATCTCCGCTGGTCATTTGTATATCAGTTCCTCCTGTAATATTTCCTAAGACTAAAGTTTGTGCAAGCGTTTCTCCACCTCCTCCTGCAGCAGCTTGATTGATAGCATTCAATAAAGACACTTCTCCAAAATTAGTTTCAAACGTGTCCCATTCTCCAAAATTATCTGAAAGAATTAACTCGGTTCCATAAGTTGACCCAGCCTGATTCCCATCTGAAACAACTAAATCAGTCAATGGAGTCAAATGTATATCTCCACTTGTAGTGGTTGCAAATATTATATCCTCACTATCTCTAGTAATTCCGGTATTAGCCAGTGATAGTGGAATGAACTTATCAGTTACATCATCTAATACTGGTAAAGATTCTCCGCTTTTCCAAGAACTCGCAGTGTCCAATCTGAACACATAAGTATCTGTAGGCGTACCAGTATGATTTTGTAAATCAATAGCCGTTGCGTTTCCAATAGTTCCAGAAGTCTCTAAAACTTGTAATCTTATACAATTAGTATTCGCAGCCGTACCTCCTCCTGTAACCGAAGTTCTAATTACGTGTCCAACAAGCGTAGACACGCTTCCTGCCCCAGAATAAGTAGTATCAAATTGTCCAGCAAAAATCGCTCCAGTTCCAGCACCATTTACATCTATAACCAAACCAAAAGAAGACGTCGCAGAATCTGAATCCATATCTATTTGTAACCCAAATCCTTCTGCGTTTTTATCTATTAAAACTCCAATCAAACTTCCAGCATCAGTTACAACTAATGGAGTTGGACTATTCGTAATATCATTTCCTATAATTGTTAATCCAGAATTATTGCTAGCATCAGGAACAGTGATGCTCACTGCCCCAGAATCGGCTACAATAGCTCTACCTAATCCAGCTCCACCTTCATCGTATGCTTGATCCAGGGTATTACCTCCTCCTCCAAATGCTTGATTAAGAGCATTCAGTAAAGAAACTTCTCCAAAATTAGTTTCAAATAAATCCCATTCAGCACTAGCGTCCGATAGTATTAACGGAGTTGCATACCCAGAACCAGCTTGAAATTGATCTGAAAATCCTAAGTCTCCAGTAGAGGCCATCGTTCCGGTATCCCCTAAAATTATTATACTCTCCTGTATCAATAAGCCTGTCACCCCATCAAATCTCGCGATAGCGTTGTCTGTAGCTCCAGCAGGGCCTACTACGTCTCCACTGCCTACGCCTGTAACTTCAATTAAAACACGTCCTGTTACTGGGTTTATTTGAACGGGTAGCGGCGTAGTTCCGTCTGCGGAACTTACCCCCAGCATAGCCGTTACACGATTATCGTCTCTAACTGCATCCATAATATATTATTTAAATTATTTTATACTTCTGTCAGCCATCTTCCATTTGCCACGTTTATATGTATCGGCATAGGCTCTCCATTGTCTATTCTCTGAGCACATGCAATCGTTACACGATTATTGTCCCTAGGAACCTCTGTACCAATTGTCACAACAGGACTTGTATCCTTCCCATCTACTCTTAGCTTTCCTGTTACAGGGTTAATTTCAGCTTCTAAAGGAGTTACTCCATCAGTACTACTAACTCCTAACACGGTCTCTACACGATTTTGATCTCTATTTGCTTCAGCCATTTTTATTATTTAAGTATTTCTTTGCTTCAAGTAAACTTACCCATTGATCTTTTATTTTCACTTTCTCTTTCTCTACCCATTTCATCCCAGCTCCTAAAGCTGCGTATCCTCCGTTCAGAACTTTATCTTTCTCGTCTAGTATATCTCTATCTTCTTGTAGTTTTTGCAATACATTCTCCCTATAGTCTTCTACTCCAACCAAAATTTCTGTCACCTTTTCTAGTGATTCAGAAGCTATCTTTGTCTCTTTCGTGGTTTTAATTCTATCTTTACTCGTGCTCTTTACATTCTCTTTAGCAGTACGTAAATAATTTTCAGCTTTTACCATATTATTTTCAATCTCTACTTTATTTGACTCCAGCGCAATAATATCTGCTTGTATACATATCCTCTTCTTATCTATTTCCTTTCCCTCATCTTTTAGCGCTCTCGCTATATTATTTATCTCTTTTATTTTTCCCATACTTCTTTCAATCTCTTTTTCAGCAACTTTTCTAGCTTCCTTAACCTTTGTCGTAATTCTTTCTAATTCTTCCTGTATAAATATATTTACACTTTTTCTTCCCTCATCTTTAATATTTCTTATTTTATTTATTCCTTTCTGTAATTTATCTTTATATTCCTGAAGCTCACGGATTTGTAATTCCTCTTGCTTAATCTGTTTATGCAATTTTACTAAATAATCTTCATCCATTTATTTAATTTTATTTGCTAATTTATCCAACACTTTTGTAAGTTTAATTTTGGCTTTAGTTTCCTCTTTCTGAGCTTCGTATGTATGCCGTAAATGATTATTCATAGTAGTATTATTCATCTTTTCTTTTTTCCACATATAGAAAATTAAAGCTATAGCGACTCCTACGCTTCCTCCTTCAACTAATATTTTTATCCATTCAGACATGTTTATATTATTATTATCCGCCCACTTGAACTATAGACAAAGTTATATCATCAATTATAACATTATTAGTATTTGTTTCATTCCATATCCAAACCTCAACCGTATCATTTACCGCTAAATCTACTATTCCATTCATAATTATTGACGCTGTATCACCACCTCCTCCAGATAAACTTCTATGAGCATGAACATTTTGCTTTTCAGTAGCTCCGTTATTAAGAACCACACTAGTACCTATCTGATAAGATGTTCCTCCCGTACTTGTTACAGATAGACTAACTGTAATAAGATATTTACCAGCTTTAGTGATTGTAATATGATCATTCGTATGGTCTGGAGTAGTGTTATTAGATTGACCATTTACCGTGAAACTTGTTATTTGGGCCGCATTAACATATCCTATTCCAGAAATTGTAATTGTATCAGCAGCATTATAAGTATAAATTTCTCCAAATACTAATCCTATTCCATTACCTACAAACGTAACATCTTTAAGCATTCTTATTTCCTCATTCTGTATTCCACCTGAACTATCCGCTTCTGCATATATTTTCATAAATGACTGACCATCTATTTTAAAGGTATACGACTCCTGAGTCCCCGCCGCAGGCGTTGCCGAAACGCTCATATCCATCGCAGTAACAAGACCCGCATCCTCCTTAAATTCGTAAGTATCTGCCACAATACCTCCGTCAGCATAAAGCATTCCATCTACTTCCAATTCCCCTGTTATCATTAAATCATCCTCAGAGTTTAACCCGTGAGTGGTTACGCCAGCATCCCCTATACGGAGAAAAGCTCCTACTCCATACAGGGTAGGAACACTATCTACAATGGCAACCCTTAGATAATCACTTACGTTACCTATGTATAGTTCAGCAAACGGGCTAGCCGCTGAACCTATATCGTATGTTGCTGCACCAACTATATCCCCACCAGCAGTTATCCCCCCATCAGCATAAAACATTCCATTCACTTCTAGTTCTCCCGTCACTAATAGATCATCTTCTGAGTTTAAAGAGTGCGAAGTAGTGGCCGCATCACCTATCCTCACCGGTAATATCGCAGTTGAACCGAATATAGAGTCAACATGTAAAATATCATTTGCTCCCACGTCGATATTGCCAGTCATGATATTGCCTCCGTCTAATCGTAAATATAAAAGATCCGCTTCTGCTTCTGTTAAATTTGCACCACCTCCGCCTGCAATGACCGGACTTAATTGTAAAGGCATAAATCTATATAGTTAAAAATCTAAAATTCAAAACTCCGTCAGCACTATCTCTTACGATATAGATTTCATCCATATCCGCTACTCCAAAAGCTTCGGCTGATCCAGCTTGTATAGTATAATACTGAGTCATTGCTACAACTTCCCCAACCCTCATAGCTGTAGAAGGAGCAAAAACCACCTCTGCTGCATTTTTAGGAATAGCAATAGTAATAACGCTATTACTGTAAACCAAAGGAGAAGTCTGAGGCGTAGGATCCGTAATGTCAGCTGTTAAAAAAGCATTAGCCGTAGGAATAGGAACACGATTATTCTCCCTTTCAAATCTTTCAAATTCTTTATCTGCCATATATTATAATTATTTAATTAATCCTAAATTAATTCTAAGCTGTTTATATTCAGCTCTCTCATCCTTATTAACTTTAGGCCATCGAGCTTTAAGTTCCTCGTATCGAGCCTGGTCTGGAGTAACGTCTTTAGGGTCACGAGTATCAACTTTTTTCTCTTCTTTTTTTTCAACACCTTTTACCACTACTGTTCCTACAGGAGTTTCTGTAATAGCTGCCTTAGGTTTACCTTCTTCTAAATCTTTTTTCTTAGGAGCATTTTTAGATTCTTCAATTATTTCATCTAAATCTAATTCAGACTCTTTTATATTAAGCATTTGTTTAGCAATATAATTACGTTCTCCCATATTTACAGATAATCCACCCTTCCTTTTACCATCTTCAAAAACATCTGCAAACTTTCCTTTATGAATAAGAATCTTATTCGCTAAATGTTTAGCTCCGTGCACAGCTAAAAATGCTGGCATACTTACCGTTTTAAACGCAGAGATTTTGTACCACTGCTTATCATGCTGAAACTCGAAGTCTTCAGGCAATGGATTCGTCAGCGTCATTAATTTAAATTCTTTGGACATAGATTGTGGGGTTAATAATTAATCTATTTGCCTACCCCTTATAAGCTAAGGGGCAGAACAAACGGATTAAGTCAAGTATCCACTATCATAAACCATTGGGTAGTTCAGCTCTACAGTACAGAGACTTGAACTGTCAGCAGATCGTGAGATCATGCCAGCAACCCAATCTCCCGCTGTAGCAGCATCGTCAATACGACCCGCTGTGCCATCAATGTAGCACGCTTTGTCAGCTGCGATAGTATCGCAACCGGTATTCTCGTTTTTACCATAAATTTGGTACCAACCGTAACTGCTAGCAACAATCGCTGCCATAGCTACGGCTACTCTTCCTACCGCGTCAGCGACAATAAGAGTGGTGACATGATCTTCATCATACGTCACAACTGAACCAAGTACGGTAGAAATCACACCTTGCAGATAGATAAACTCCTCACCAGCCGGCCCATAGGCTCTTGTGCCTAATGGGTGACGAAGAGAAGAGTGTACTGCATCTGTGTCTTCAAAGAATGAACCAGTTGGGCCTGTCAATTCTTTTGCCATAAATCTTTGTTCTTAAGAAATAATAAATCGAGTCTACACTGTTGATAATACAGGTGGTGTAGCGAATGTTCCATAACTGCTTAATTCAACATCAAGCCAGTCTGTCCCATCCCAAATGAACTCTGCGTATTCTCCCGCAGCAGTGAATGTCAAAGTGTTGACAGCTCCTCTACCAGCGAAAGTTACTACACCAGTTCCACCAGATGTACTAACAAAAATGATTTTCTTTTTCTGTCCAATTATTGTACCAGCTGCCATTGTGAACGCGTCTCCTCCACCATCTGCTCCAATAGTTGTCACAAGTGTCGCAACACTAATTGCTCCACCAGCACCTTCAGCGATAATTTCAGTTGCCGCTGTGTACTCAAACGGAACACTCACGTTTGCAGTTGCGGACTCAATTCCAGCAGCGGCTGGGATTACTACCGCACCTGAACCATTAGGAGAGATTTCAATATCTCCATTAGCTCCATCCGTAATTGTAATACTACCAGTTGTAGCATTCCCTGTTTGAAGAACTAAATCAAAATCTCCATTAGAGACAAATTTACCACTACCCACACCATCACCAGCAACGATATAACCAAAACTTCCGTCATGTCTAATGGAAGCAGCTAAAGAAGTTGAACCTGTACCGTCCGCAATTCTGAATCCAATAAGACCGAATTCAGCTCCCGCACTTGGATCTAAAATTAAACCAGCAAGTTCAGCATAAATACTAACAGCGCCTCCATCATCATTACCCTTAAAACTAATAAGACCAATTTCATCACTAATCGCGGGTGAAGCACTATCATGAACAAGATTAAGAGTCGCTCCGGTAGCTCCTGCGTCAATTGATGTAACAGTAACTGGACTCACAAGAGCGAATCCCGTAGAAGTTACTGCAAACTGTTGAGTAAGAACACCAGCAGTCATTACATAGAAATTAATGGCCGCATCCTCTGTACTCGCAGATACATCATTAGCAACTACATCAATTCTAGCAAGCTCAACCTTGGTCCCAGCGTCGTCATTCCCATAAAACTGTTGCCGTGAAACCACGTCAGCATTCGCAGGGCTTGGGCTATTATGATACATATCAAAACTTGGACCAACAGCTCCAGGATCAGCGGTTTGAAGTTCTAAAAGATCTCCAGTTAATTTAGTTTTGATAATCTGCTCCGCTCCATACATTAATGCTGGTGAATAATTTCTTGCTTGTAAAGCCATAAAAAAATAAGGTTAAATATTAAACACCAGTAATTCCCTGCATAACAGATGATCTATTTGGGTTCCTATTGACCAGTTCTCCATAAAGAATAAACTGACCAATCACCGCATCCTGATTAATTGGATCTTTCAAACCTGTCCAACTAATAGGTTTTGGACCTTCTTCAGCATAATATCCCTCAATCATGCTTGAACCGCTTTGCATCTTATTATCTGGATGTGGAAGGTTATACCATCCAAGATAATTCTCATTCAAGAAATACATATAACCAGCAGTACATTTTTCGTCTTTCACCATAGGAACACCTCTATACCATAGAGCATCAAATCCAATTTCGCCTTTCAAAGCTCCTCGGTTTTGCGCTGTACCTGTTTTGGTAACTTGTGCAAATCCTCCGGCATCATAACCGGCACGTACTGTAGGTTGTAGTAACTGCTCGTAAAACGACCACACAGCTTCTGTCGTAACAATGATAGTAGGTTTATCGCTTCCAACTGTAGCGGCATCAAAAGATGTAGCCATAGCTGCAAGGGTCAAATTACCTATACCAGTAGTCACGCTAGACTGCAGCGTAGTGTAAGTAACCGATCTATTAAGTCCTCCGTAAGTTGCAGCTACAGAACCATCATCAACGGCAGCTGCTAAACCTGTGAAGTCCTTAGAACCATTTCCGGTACCATCAGAATAGAAAGTTGTACCAATTCCATCAATCATATCATCTTTAGCAGATTCCATTTCAAGTCCTAGAAGATCTAAGACTTTTGCTGCTGTATTGTTTACAGCTCTTTCCATATTAGAAAGTACTACAGACTGATAGAAACCTTTTACGTTGAATTGCATTTGAACACGGTTATTAGTACGAGTTGTACTAAATGTGTCAAATCCATCAAAAGATCCTCCAGCTGTACTCTTAGATACTTTAACATTGAATTTCATCAACTCACCAACCCAAGGTTTTGGATTACCAAGAAGTCTCATTGTTAAAACATTCGAGTTCAAAATAGAATCTACAACCGTAGGCACTATTTCATCTTGTGTTGTGGTTTTCACCACTTCGTCAAATGTCATAATTCAGATTTTAAATTATAAATCGAGTTTACTATTCTTAGCTACAATAGCTTTTGCTCTCGCCACCGCTTCACCGATACTCTTAGCCGGTGTTCTGGCCTTTCCAGGATTTGTGACAGCTCCTTCAGCAGCTTTTGAACTAGGTTTAGTATCGACCGTTTCCTTAGTCGTCCCTCTGTCTTTTAGAATCTGATAGGCTGTTTCAGCCGGTAAAAACGCTTTCGCACCATCTCCCAGGTCAGTGGCATATTTCTTAGCAATTACTATGACTTCTGCCTCATCTTCGGAGGATAAGTTCTCTTTTGAGGAAAGTGTGTCCATCTCCGTATCAAGAAGTTCTTGCGGGTCCGGTAAACCTTCTTCAGCTTTCGCACTAGGTTTGAAATCTTCATTCTTTTGCAGAGCTATCATTTCTTTCATCAACTCTCCCATTTCGGTGTTCTGCGCACTCAAAGTTTCAACCTTTGTGTTAAGCGTAGCGTTTTTCCTAGTCATTCTCTGGAAAGCGGGATGCTTATGGAACGGTTCGGGTTTTGAGGGTTCTTTTTCTCCAGGCTTTTCCTCTTCGCCTTTCGGTTTCTCCTCCTGGATTTTAGCGTCTTCTTTGACGGGAGGGGGAGTAACCTCGACAGACTTTTCAGGGGGCTGAGTCCCTTCGGTGTTCTGAACCGCAGCTGCTTTAGTGGCAGCCTCACCAGCATTTTCTTCTGGCATTATATAAATGTTATGGGTTGGCTTATCTAGGCTTCTTCATTTTCTTTTCACTCTTAATGGTCTTTTCACTTAATAAAACTTTTTTAGCTCTCGCCTTTACTATCCTTATTCTATCTTTAGGCATAATATTATTATTAATTTATTAAATTATACATTAGCAACCGACGCCGGTGGTGCAACTCCTGGTATTGGTAATTGACCAGGCAATTCAGCTTCAGCAGCTCCAGCCTCTTTACGTTCAGCAGTTTTCGTTTTCACAATTTCAAGTTCAGCTTCTAAATGATCAGCAGCTTTCTCTCTAATCTTTATATCCAATTCTTTAAATCTAGGCGTATTAAATAAATCTTGATGTACCGCTATATGCTGTGGATTAGCACCTTCAAATGGTGGAACATTAGCTCCTTTTATCAAGGACCGGTTCTCAATCTCAGCTTGCGCAATAGCCTTTTTCGTATCTTCAGCTTCTGCGTTTTCATCCTGTTCCTTAACCTCAGCCATTGCATCAGCAAATAACGCTTGTGGATTAGTCGTCCACTTAACCAATCTTTCAGCAGTTCTAAATGGTGTAGGATCTCCAAGTCTTTCAAATAACGTAATTGGATCAATAGCTTTCTGTTGCCACAGAACTATGGCCTCCTGTGAGAGAGCCACCTTATCTTTTGTAAGACTACTTCCCTGTCTAACATCTACAGCTGTACCATCTCTTACGACAGCTTTATCAACAGGAATCTGTGTAGCAGTCCCGTCAGTTCCTAAGAAAGAAATATACTCCTTCTTTTTAAAATGAACACGTATCATTTGAGCGAAAGCGTTATAAACTTTCTCCATAACTCTTTCTAGCATTTGAGCTAGTTCTTCAATTCTCTCTTGATCAGATTCTTTTAAAAGCTGTCTACCTCCAAAAGTCTCTTCACCTGGAGTCTTCTCTCCACGAGTAGTCGAGTGAGTACCAAACACGTTGTCAACCTCAGCAATAGTGTGAAGCATATCCTCCATCACGTACGGTTGTAATTGTTGACCTTGGAAATTCTGTACTCCTCCTTGTGCCCCGTCTTTAGTATAAGTGACAGAATTTGCTCTCTTTCTATTTTCTTCCAAAGCAGCAGCCTCTTTTTTCGTAAAACCACTATTACCATAAACAACGATCTGTCCATTGGCATGATCCGCATTATCAGAAATTTGTCTTTTACGTTTATTTATAGAATCTTGGAGAGTAATCATCTGATCTACAAGCGTAGTCAAAGAGTATGATGTCACTCCAAGAGTCCACAAATCACTAAATATATAATCTTTTTTTGGAGTTTTCCAATGATTCTTTTTGCTATTCTTTTCATCCCAATGTGGATTTTTAACCTTCTTTAATACAAGATTATTAACTTTCCAAAATTTAAATTCATCAGTAGTTATTTCATAATATCCTATACGCGATCCCGTAACAGCGTTTTTCTTTTGCCCCTTAGTCACGACCAACTCTTCTATTTCTTTTGCCTTTTTGGGAAACCGAGCTTTAAGCTCTCCAAGGGTATTTTCATGATACTCGATAACGTAATAATCATCATCATAAGGCGGGATTAAGATTCTTTGTGCTCGAATATTCTTGACCCAAATACCCTCCTCTTTATCATAACCAAATTTCAAAACTCCTAAATAAAAGAGTTCATGAAATCTCAAAAACTGTTTCAATATTTGTGGTATCTGCATACCCGTAGCAATAGACAACATTATCTTTTCAAGATTCTCTGAATATTTTCTACTATCTTTCTCCTTCTCCTCATCATCCGTCTGTGGAAGAGAAACCATCGGAGCCGGTAACTTTCTTGTAGCTCTAGGAATAACAGTCTCCAAAGATTGAAAAACCTTATTAAGTACAATATGAGCACGATAACGCCCTAACCGTTTACGATCTAATTGATTACCAAGAAAATACCTCTCATTACGCTTTTGAAGTTTAAGATACTCGTTATGAAGAGGTTTGGCCTCGTCTATCCAAGCGTTAGCAGTGATTATCAGATCCTCATCCTTCATCTTAAAAGAAGCACTCTTACGCTGCTCTATAATCCCTTCCTTTAAAACGTCCGCATCCGTTGAAGCAGGATTGTTCCCTCTCTGTCTATTCACTGTAGGTGGCATAAAATATTAGATATATTTCCATGCCTCATTATCGTCTAAATCGTGATCCTTGCCTAATATAGGAATTCTATCTGCCGGAATACTGTCGTCAGTGACATATATCGCAGCCCCTTTAACTCTCTTCTCCTCGTTCTCCTCCGGCTTAGGCACTTTGCTTAACGCCATCTTGAAATATGCTGTAGCGTGTACAAAATGATCAGGGCCACTGTGCTTCCACTCTGAATACAACATCCCGAACCTATCCTCTTCCGTAACTTTGTATATATTTTGCCAGTGTTTACAGTATTCGTCAAGGTTTTGTTCAAGATAGACTTGCGGAGTTCTGCCATCTGTGGTGAAAGGTAGCTTTTTATCTATAAAATCATATATGATAGAAGAGATCATTTGGTTTCTGTCTACATATACGTGTCCTCTTTTATCGTCTTGCCCCCACTCGATAAGTTCTTTTCGCTGAGAATTATGTTTATAGAAACAGACAAATACTTGATTACGATATTTAGGTACAAGCTTTCTACGTGGATACGGATCCGGATTAGCATCTATTACAGTAATAGGATTATATTTTATAATCTTCTGTTCAAGTTGTTTCCATATTTTTTCACCCTTTATAGTTCCGGTTTCAAAAATACCGGCATGATTCCCTACGACATAGTGCAATTCTCTGTACCCCACATCTACACCCATAGCATTTCGCAGTTTATTATTTTTATCCGTCTTAATATTCTGCAATATAAGTTCCTTATCCACAGTTTCATCTTTCTCGATGTAGGGGAGGCCCAAGATCATGTTGTAGAAGTACTGAGGGGTTTTAGTCTCTTCTAAATAAACAAGCTCTCTAGCAGTCACCCACGGAGCCATGAGTTGATTTATATGATACCCGTGCATCTCTCTGTTCTCATATTCGGCTATCCACTCACCTACACGCCGGTCCTCTTCGTTGAGTTCCATTTTACAATGTTGACACATATACACCATCTTGTCCTTGTCTATATTCTTCCAGTAGTCAAGAGCCTGATAGTGGTTACACCTGGAGCATTTAATCATCCAATGTCTTTTATCAGACATCTCATATTTAGCGTCAATACCGCCAGGTCTTATAGGATTAGAGAAAAACCATTCTCCTTTATACTTGGATTTCTGAAGACGAGACGCGTATAGATCTACAACCTCTATATTGGAAGCGTCGTACTCGTCGTAAATATTAAGATCTGAGGTGTGCATGATCGCCGCCTTTTTCCCATGAGTACCTCTGTACCAAATGAAGTTATTCCCAATCTGCTTTTTCGTGATAGCGTCAGAAGTATGTACAAGTTTCGCCAGGACAGGATTATTCGTTATCATATTATCCACCTTGGAAGGTACAAAGTCATGTACATCATCAAAAGTGGGTAGACAATAAATGCAGTTCAAGTTTCTAAACGCTAATCCGTAAAAGGTTTTTAAGATCGCCAGTGTGCTCCACCCTATCTGAGCGGACTTCATGGTTGCCTGCTTCCAGTGCCAGTTAGCAAAAGGTTCCAGTAAGAAATAATGCTCCTTAAACTCCACCTTCTCACCACGTTCAGTCTTGATGCCGTTCTGCATGATCCAACCGAGGACCGACTGATTTAAATCTATATCACTCATTAAAGGATGTTATCAAACACGCAATTACGAATCCGGCCATAAGTAAACTGTATAAATCCATATCTTGTTATTATGGTGGGGACGGGGATATTGCGCAATCCCCAGCTTGTCCAGTTGCCAGAGTACTACCTCCACCAGCCTTTTACACGTGCTATTATGACTGGTCTTTCAAGTTTAATCCCCTCGTTATTTGGTGGCAAGAGAGGGCATTGCCCCTCTCCTACCATATTAGTTCTCAGAACCCTCAACATTAGCTGACGAAGGCAAATTATTAGTGATGAAACTACAAATGTACCCATTTTCCCACCAGCTAAGTTGAGAGAGAGAGTCCAAATCTCCAACATTACGTTGAAGGTTCTAAGAACTAATTGTCAATACTTTTTCTTCTTACGCTTCTTCTCCATAAACATAGGCTCACAGCCTTTTCTAGCAAAACTCTCACTGGTAGCCGGTTTTGTGTTCATACACTGCCTACGGTCTCTCATGACAGCCTCACGATCCAGCTCAGCCTTGTCACACACAGCAGCTACTTCTTCTTCTGAGCTACACTTGGAGATCTCTGATTGTAGATCAATATTTTTCATAACTAATGTTGACCATCCTAAACTACGGTATTTAAATTTTATTTTCATTCCTCCCCAGTTATATATCCGGTTACGTATCCAGCTAAGTAATTTCTAGTAGCACGGACACTGCTTCTAATCTTCTCAAACTCTTCAACGTCTATCTTTACCACCCCCCTTTTAGCTTTGTAGAGCTTTATCCTGTCGTAAGCCTCATCAATCGTATTCAGTAAGGAGCTAGCCATTTTAGAATCCATAGTATATTTTGTTAATTTATAATTTAGTCATATTTTTAAGAAAACTTTTGTACATCTTCTGACTACTACCGGCTTTAAATTTCACACAAACATCACATATAATTACGTTCTCCCCTGTAGTCTCGTTCCAAGTTTCATAACAAGGCGTCTTAGCAATATCCCATTCCTCTTTACAGTTACTGCATAAAGCCATGACCGGATCTACTGCAAGCTCCTCATCATGCGATATTCCTGCCGGATAATCTTCATTGGGAGATAAATCGTCATTGAAAGGCTTACCTTGAAGTTCAGTCACATCTTCCTTCATCCCGTAAATAGTCCCTCCCACCCTAAAACACTCTCCATCCCTCATCAAACACATATAATGGCTCAAACGAGCTTTGTACTCCCTGACTGTGATAATTTTAATCTTCTCCATGTAGTCACCGTTATGCTGTAAGCGTAGTCACATCTTACATCTACTGTAGTCACGCTGTCAATGTTAACGTAGTCACCGTATACACAATGGCTTTACAAGGTCAATAAAACGTAGTCACATAGTGAATGTTTAAAATTGAAATCGGTTGGGCTGAGGGTTCATGTACAG